TGGAGACCTTGATATATGCAACCTTATCGGTTATTGCAATGCCTACAGCTTATACGTTAAAGCAACGAAGTCGGCGGCTGCGCAGCCTATGATTTTAGAGACAAGTAAAGGAGGCGTCATGCAAAATCCGCTGATTAACATACAGGACAAGTACGCGGCGCAGATGCGAAACTTTGCGACAAAAGCCGGGCTGTCAATAGATACAAGATTAAAATATGCAACCCTTAAAGTTAAGAAATCTGATGATGAAATAGAGGACGCTTTCGGCAATATATAACGGAGGCGTGCCATGGATAAGATTTTTGACAGAATTAAGGCATATTCTAACGGATGCATTAACGGGGAAATTGCAGCATGCAAAAAACACAAAAACGCATGTCTGCGTTTTCTTAAAGACGCGGAAGCCATGGCAAGCGGGAAATCCCCCTATTATTGGGACGAGGAAGCGGCAGAGGAGATTGTGAAATGGTTTTCACTTTTAAGACACAGCAAGGGTGAGCTTGCCGGGCAGCCGATAATCCTTACGGATTGGCAGGTGTTCCATATTTGCCAGCTTTATGGGTGGAAAGTGAAAGCGACAGGCCGCCGGAGATTCAAAAAAATGTTTATTGAATGCGCCCGGAAGAATGCAAAATCACAAGAGCTTGCCGGGCTTGCACTCTATGAAGTGTCGGTGGTTTCCACGAAGAACAAAGAAGCAAACGAGGTCTATTGCGCCGGGACAAAGCGGGACCAGTCTAAGATAATTTTCAACGAGTGCCAGCTTATGCTAAACGGGAGCCCGCTGAAAAAGTTTTTTCATATTACAAAGTCCGCAATATATCACGAGAAGACATGCTCATTTTTAAAGGCGCTATGCAAAGATGACGGGAAAAGAGGGGACGGCTCAAACCCGGCCTGCCTTATTCTTGACGAGTATCACCAGCATGAAACGACTGAATTTTATGACCTCGCCATTGGCTCTAACACAAAGGAGCCGCTGCTTTTAATCATCACGACGGCGGGGATTGATTTAAATGTTCCATGTTATAGAGAATACAAGTATTGCGCACAGGTATTAGACCCGGACATAGACATTGAAGATGACGAATATTTAATTGATATCTGTGAGCTTGACCAAGAGGACTATGCGGACCCGCGGCGGCTTAAAGACGAGAGCCTGTGGATTAAGGCAAACCCTATAAGGGCAACGTATAAAGAAGGCGTCGAGAAAATAAGAACAACATATGAAAAGGCGCTGAAAGTTCCGGAAGATATGCCGGCGTGTCTCACTAAATGTTTTGATGTATGGGTGCAGGCAAAGAAGAACTCATACATGGACATGAAGAAATACAACGCGTGTGTTATTGATGAGTGCCCGATTAATCTGAAAGGGCGGCAGTGCGTTATCGGCGTTGATATCAGCGCAAAAATAGACCTGAGCTCTATCGCGGCAATCATTCCATATACAGACGACAACATACTAGACGCCGAGGGCGTCCCCGTTCAGCGTTATATCGTATTCTCTCACTCTTTTATCCCTAACAGGGAAAAGCTCATTGAAAGAGAGACAACGGACAAGGTTCCATACACAGCATGGGCGGAGCAGGGGTTCATAACAATTACAGACTCACCGATAATAGACCAGAAAATGATAATTCTTTATGCCGAGGAATGGTGCAAAGAGCACGGGCTTGAAATTGCGTGTTGGGCAGTAGACCCGCACAACGCCGCGATGTTTGAGACCACACTTTCAGATAGAGGCGCAACGGTTTATGAAGTCTATCAGTCATATACGGGGCTCAACGATGCAACCGTCGCGCTTAGAGAACAGACATATGAAAAAAACGTGCTGTATCTTAAAAATCCTGTCTTATCGTTCGCTATGTCTAACGCGGTTGTTAGAAAGAACGACGGTAGAATCAAGATAGACAAGGACGCGGCGCGGCAGAGGATTGACCCGGTTGATGCTCTTATATGCTGCTTTAAGTATGCGCAGACGATGGCACGCGATACGGAAAGCCAGAAGACAATCACAGAAGGCATTGAGGACTTCCTGAAATCTTCGTCATGGTGATTGCGCGAGGGGGTGATTGAAGAAATGGGAAAGAAAAAAACAAAGATAAAAAACAAGGCTCTCACATATCAATCATTGGGTTTTGATGACTCAATTATTGATGTTTTAAGGGATAACCAGAGTGAGATGAGCGAGGTTACATATTACACGTGTATCAAGATGCTCTCCGAGGCTATCGCAAAGCTTCCGCTAAAATTTTATCAGATGACGCCAGGCGGAATTGTCCCGGCGGGAATGACTGACACATTCAGGGTTCTTTCACTAAGGCCTAATCCATACATGACTCCAACGACGTTTTGGACAACGATGGAGATGAATTGCCAGCACTACGGGAACGCTTTTGCATGGATAGACGGTGAAATTGAGAAAGACGGAAAGTATGGCGGGAAATATGTTGTACATGGTCTTTATCCGATGGACCCGAAGAGCGTCTCAATCCTTGTTGATAACGTCGGGCTTTTTGGTACGGACGGGGCGCTCTACTACAAGTATACGAACCCGCGGACGGGGAAAGAATACTTATATAGAGACAGCGAAGTTTTGCATTTTAAGACATGGTATTCCTTCGACGGAATCACGGGGGAGCCAGTCAGGCGCATATTGAAAGACGTCATTGGAGGGGCGAGCAGCTCCGCGTCATATCAGAACAACCTTTTCAGAAACGGGCTTACGGCGTCAATGGTTGTTCAGTATGCCGGCAATCTTGGAGATGAGCAGATAAAGGCATTGAAAAGCAAAATGGCCAGTCTAACAGGGCCAAAGGCAGCCGGGAAAGTTATCCCTATCCCTATGGGGCTTACTCTAACGCCGCTTAATATGTCCATGGTGGACGCCGACTTTTGCAATCTGAGGAAATACTCCGCATTACAAATTGCCGCCGCATTCGGCATAAAGCCGGGCCAGCTTAATAGTTATGAAAACAGTAAGTACGCGTCATCTGAATATGAGGCCCTTGTCTTTTTAAATGACACTCTTTCTTACAGGATAAAAATGTACGAGGAAGAGATAAACGCAAAGATGCTGACCCCGTCAGAATACAAAGAAGGTTATTTTTATAAATTCAATGAAAAGGCCATATTAAGAACAGATGCAAAGACACAGAGTGAGGTCTTAAAAAACTACACTCAGGGCGGAATCTACACATCCAACGAGGCGCGACAAAAGCTTGACCTGCCGAACGCTGAAGGTGGAGATGTTCTGCTTGTCAACGGGTCATACGTGCCGATACAGGAGGCAGGCGCGGCATATAACGGAGGAATCAAGGATGGCAATACTAAAAATTAACGGGGACATTATCCCGAACGATTTGGCATGGGCATATGATTTTTTTGGCGAAGATTACACATGCCCGTCAAATGTAAATAAGGTGATTGAAGCACTTAAACCCGGCGAAAAGCTTGAAGTGAAGATAAACAGCCCGGGCGGGTCAGTCTTTGCAGGGCAGGAGATATACACAGAGCTTTTAAATCTCGGGGACAGGGTGGATATACAGGTTCAGTCAATGGCGGCGTCTGCCGCGTCAATCATTGCCTGCGCTGGGCATTCTAAAATTTCGCCGGTTGCGATGTTGATGATACATAACGCTAGTGCGCAAGCCGAGGGCGATTATCACGACATGGCAAAAATGTCTGATACATTGCGTAAGGTCAACGAGGCGCTTGCCAGTGCATACGTCAGGAAGACACACATGAGCAAGGAAGAGATTCTTGAGCTCATGGACAGGGAGACCTGGCTGAGCGCGAATGATTGCATTAAATATGGCTTTTGCGACGACATCCTTGACACGGATGAAACGCCGGAAATTTTGAACACTGTCGGGGCGCTGAAAATTACACCGGCAATGATTGCAGAAGCGAGGAAACAGATGGCAAACGATGAGAAGGTCAAAGATGAAATACTCAAAGACCTTGACAATTTCGGCATTTAAAAAGAGGAGGAAAATTTAATGAATAAAAAACTTTTAGAAATGCTTGAAGACATCAACAACAAGAAAGCCGAGGTGAAGCAGCTCGTCAATGACGGGAAGCTTGATGAGGCCAAGGCGGCAAAGGAGGAGCTTGTCAATATGCAGGCACGCTTCGATTTGCTTAAAGACATTGAGGATGAAGCCCCGGACAAAAAGAAGCTCGAAGACAAGAAGCCAGCGGGCGGCATTGATGCAGCTTTTGCAGATGCGGCAAGGCATGGATTCCGTAATGCCCTGACAGAGGGAGTCCAGACAAAAGGCGGCTATACTGTCCCGCAGGATATTCAGACTAGAATCAACCAGCGCAGACAGGCAAAGTTCTCGCTGGAGGACCTTATCTCCGTTGAGAACGTCAAGACGGAGACAGGCTCCCGCGTTTATCAGAAGAAAAACAGACTCGCCGGCTTTTCAGAAGTTGGAGAGGGTGCCGCAATCCCCGAAGGAGAGGAACCGGAGTTTGAGCGCATCAATTATGCGGTCAAGAAGTATGCCGGATATCTTGCAATCTCTAATGAGCTTCTTGAGGACAGCGACGCAAACATCACCGCCACTATCACAAACTGGATTGGAGACCAGAGCCGGGCAACCAGAAACCGCCTTATTGTGAAAGCCCTCATTGAGGGAAAGACGACAGGCGACACAACCAACTACGCACAGATAAACAGCATTGACGACATCACAAGAGCGCTGAATATCACTATCGGCGCAGATTACAAAGATGCCGCAACAATCACCACCAACGATTACGGGCTTCAGGTTCTCGGGGCGCTGAAAGACGGAAACAACCGCCCGCTGCTCAACCCGGTGCCTACAGACCCTGCAAAAATGCAGATTGCCGTCGGTGCGACAATTGTCCCGGTGCATGTAGTGCCGACTAACTCGCTCGGCAATATCACGGTTGCAGAGAAAGAGTACGCGCCATTCATCATCGGAGACCTCAAAGATGCGGTCAAGATGTACGACAGACAGACGACAACAATCAAGGCGTCCGACACAGCCGCAACTAAGACATACAACGCTTTCGAGGATGACCTTGTGCTTTACAGGGCAACAGAGCGTGAGGATGTCAAGGTGGTCGATTCTGATGCTTACGTTCTCGGCTATTACAGCACAAAGGAAGCATCAAGTATCTGATACAAACAAGAGGTGAGGGCATATGTTTGATGAGATAAAACAAAGGCTTGGCATACATGATGCAGTCAAAA